GTTAGCTTCATCCATATCAGGTTCATCAATTTTCCGTGCAGGTGGCGGGGGCGGTGGCGGTGGTGGAACAGACTCAGTAGGTGGCAATGGTGGCGGTGGTGCTACAGGTGCTTCTGGTACTGCAAATACTGGTGGTGGTGGCGGTGGTGATTCAGCAGGTGGAGCAGGAGCAGGTGGTTCAGGCGTTGTAATCATTCGCTACTTAACATAAGGAAAACAAATAGTGGCAAAATTAACATTAACAGACATAGGTACAGGTTATAGCTCTACAACTGCAATGAACGCCAATCATGCATTGATTGAAGCAGCATTAGAGAATACTATATCTAGAGATGGCACTTCACCCAATTCAATGTCAGGCACATTGGATATGAATGGCAATAATATATTAAATCAAGGCAATCCAATTACTATTGAAGGTTGGGATTGGGAAGGGCCTTGGGTTACTTCTACTGTTTATACTGTAGGAGATGTTATTGAAACTGGTGGATCTACTTATATTTGTATTGTAGCTCATACATCAGGAACATTCTCAACTGATCTAACAGCAGTCAAGTGGCAGCTAGTAGCTACGGCTTCCTTGCCAAGTCAATCAGGTAATAGCGGTAAACATTTAACTACTAATGGAACTGTTTCTTCTTGGGATGATTTGTCAGGCACATGGCTACCACTCGCAGGTGGTGCAGTTACAGGAAATTTAGATTTAACGGGTACAGAATTACAAGGTGCTGCTCCCCTGATATTACAAGGGGCAACAGATCACGCCACTAATAAAATAACTGTTAATGTAACAGATCCAACAGCAGCTAATGCTATTAATATACCAGATTTATCTACTATGCGTATATGGAATATGCCGGCGGGAATAGGACCAATACCTTATGCAGGATCATCTATTCCTACAGGTTGGTTAGAATGTGATGGATCTGCTGTCTCTCGTACTACTTACGCAGCATTGTTCTCTGCTCTTAGTACTACATGGGGAGTAGGAAACGGATCATCCACCTTCAATCTTCCTAATATGAAAGGCAGATCTTTCGTAGGAGCAGGGACAGGCGCAGCAGTAGAAGATGGTAATGAATCAGATATAACGCTTGCAGCAGATACATTAGATGTAGCAACCAATGTAGACAAATGGGTAACAGGAATGAAGGTTACTCTAAATATATCAGCAGGAACAATCACAGGTGTATCTACAGCAACTAATTATTATGTAATAAGAAACAATACAACTACTATTAAATTAGCTACTACTTTAGCATTGGCACAAGCAGGAACAGCCATTGATCTTACTGCTAAAGCTGCCTCAGTTACTTGGGATATATCTTACGCTCTATCAGCTAGAACATTAGGAGCTACTGGTGGTGAAGAAGGACACGCGATGAGTAGTACTGAATTACTAGCTCATACTCATCCTAATGGAGCGAGTCATCAGGTCAGTCAATTAAATGGCGGTAGTTATCCTTCAGGCTCTCACAATCCAGTCACTGGCACAACGGGTGGCAACGCAGCTATGAATGTTATGAATCCATTTGTAGTAACTAAAATGATAATAAGTTATTAATATGAAAAATAGAAGTTGGGCAATGGAATGGCTAGTTAATCAACCCGCACACTGGGCTACAGCATTTGTACCCGCATTATTAATACTATGGCAACCATTGTGGTTTGTCTGGTTAGTAATATTATTCCCTTTAAGCAGGGAGTACTATCAGCATCACAGGAAAGTAACAGTTTGGCGAAGGGATTTATGGTTCGCTTATGCAGGTATTATCTGCGCTTATGTAGTATATTTTATAGGGGTTCATTATGTTAACATGGCTTAAAGCAAGACTTAAAGAGAAGAGTACACAAACAGCAGTAGTGGGAGCTTTAGTATGGGGTGGCGCACACTTTGGACTAGAGCTAACAGTAGAGCAACAGTTACAGCTAACCACTGTCATAGCATTTGTATTTGGTTTGGTTGTTACTGCTATTAAAGAACAGGGTTCAGAAGGCTAATGAGTCCCTTAGTCTATATAGTCTTAGGATTGTGTGCTACGATAGGAGTAATGTTTGGTTGGAGACAATATACAGCTAAACAACGTGACGTAGCCGTAGAGCAGTTAATAGCTCTAAGGACATTAGGCGAGTATCAGTCAATGGAGAGTGAGAATATAGACATGAAGAATGGTAAATTAAAAGAGGAATTAGATGAGAAATTTAGGACTACTATTGATAATGTTAATGCTAACGGGGTGTCAAACGTACTTAACGAAAGCGATTTGTCCCACTCCATTAGACAGCTTTCCAAACGTGAACTACAACAAAGACTTATAAAGGCTGAAGTGGCTCTAAAGATTATCCATGAATGGAGAAATAGAGTTCGTGGGTAAGGCTAAGATAGATCAGATTAGGGTATTGGCGGAGAATGACTTTGTTGCCTTTGTGCGACTTGTCGCTCCGCACCTCCTAATAGGACTGATCCATCAGGAGCTAATGCAATGGCTTACTAGACAGGATGCAAAGCCCAATAGACTAGTTCTATTGCCTCGTGGTCACATGAAAAGTAAGCTTGCTGCGTACTATACGGCATGGAAGATAACTAAAAATCCTGCCATTACAGTATTGTATATATCAGCAACATCGCCTTTAGCGGAAAAACAATTATATCAAGTAAAGCTTATCTTAGATAGTGAAATCTATGCGAGATATTGGCCTGAGATGCTGAAGACAGAAGAAGGGAAAAGAGAGAAATGGGCTGTAGAAGAAATATGTGTAGATCATCCAATCAGGAAAAGAGAGGGTGTTAGGGATAGTACGGTTAAGGCTGCTGGAATTACTGCTAATGTTACTGGTTTTCACGCAGACTTGGTGGTTCTGGACGATTTGGTCGTGCCTAATAATGCCTATACTCAGGATGGCAGGGATAAAGTAGAAGCACTATATTCACAACTAGCATCTATTGAAAATCCTAATGCAGAAGAAGTGGCAGTAGGAACGAGATATGATCCTAGAGATATATATAGTAATTTCATTAGTATGCAAGTCACTATTTATGATGACGAAGGTAATGAAGCAGATACAGAGAATGTGTATGAAGTCTTTGAACGCCAAGTAGAGACAGAAGGTGAGTTTCTATGGACACGCGCCCAAAGGAAGGATGGACAATGGTTTGGGTTTAATCAAAAGATACTGGCAGGTATTAAAGCTAAGTATTTAGTACCAGAACATTTCTATGCACAATATTACAATAATCCGAATGCAGTAGGTAGTGGCGGGATTGATCCAAATAAGTTCCAATATTATGAACCTAGACTTCTTGCAAAGAATGGGGAATACTGGTTTATGGCTAGAGAGAAACTAGCGACTTATGCAGCGATTGATTTCGCCTTCTCCCTCAAGAGGAAGGCTGATTATACAGCACTGGTAACAGTGGGTGTATCTTCATCTGGTAATTTCTATGTATTGGATATTGATAGATTTAAAACAGATAGAATTGTAGAGTATTTTAATCATATTGTTAAAGCTCAGAACAAATGGGGATTCAGAAAGTTGTGTGCTGAAGTAACAGTAGCACAACAGCAGATTGTTAATGAACTCAAAGAGAGTTATATTAAACCTAACGGGTTGCCTTTAGTCATAGATGAGTATAGACCATCTAGACAAGAAGGTGACAAGGAAGAAAGGGTATCAGCGATACTTGAACCTAAGTATGAGAATCAAGCTATATGGCACTATAAGTCAGGTAACTGTCAAGTGCTAGAAGAAGAGCTTGTGCTAAAACGCCCACCGCATGATGATGTAAAGGAGGCACTATCTAATGCTATTAAGATTGCAGTCATACCTAGACAGTGGGTACATAATGTTATTGATATTGATAGTCTCAAAGTTCACCCTAGATTTGGTGGAATGATGTAATGGAAACTAATAAAAAGGAAATAACATGGCAGGTGATGTAGCTAGTATTAATGATTTACTACACCCACAAGGGGAAGCTAGACAGATTAGCCAACTTTACAGGAAGTGGCAAATTCAGAAACAATCCAAAGAATCAGAGTGGAAGGAGCTAAGAAATTATATCTTCGCTACTGATACCACCACTACGTCTAATAATGCTAACACATGGAAGAACAGAACTACTATACCGAAATTAACCCAAATTAGAGATAATCTTCATGCACATTATACTGATTCAATGTTCCCCAATGACAATTGGTTGGAATGGTTTGGAGAAACAGAAGATGATGTAGCAAAGGACAAGGCTGATATAATTAAAGCCTACATGAAGAACAAGACCCAACAGGGTGGATTTAGTGACACAATCTCTGATTTACTTTATGACTACATAGATACTGGCAATGTATTTGGGCAAGTGATATGGGTCAAGGATGCCATCGAAGATGAAGAAACTGGTGAAGAGATTGTTAATTATATTGGTCCAAAGCTTATGCGTGTGTCTCCTTATGACATTGTGTTTAATCCTGCTGCCTCTAGTTTTGAGGCATCCCCAAAGATTGTTCGCTCACTCAAGAGCATCGGGGAACTCAAGAAGGAACTAAGAACCAGACCTGATCTAGGTTACGATGAGAAAGTACTTGACATGGCGATGGATCGCAGAAACAATGCATTAAGTTCTTTCAGTATTGAAGAGATTAATAAAGCAGAAGGATATGCTTTTGATGGCTTTGGTTCTTTGTCTGAATACCTACAATCAGGATTAATGGAAGTACTAGAGTTCAAGGGAGATCTATACGATCAAGACAATAATGAACTTAAAGAGAATGTAGTCATTACTGTTATTGATAGGCAATTTACATTACGTAGTATTAAGAATCCTAGTTGGATTGGTAGAGATGATATGGTTCATGTTGGATGGCGGGAACGCCCTGATAATCTCTGGGCAATGGGGCCACTAGACAATCTAGTAGGACTACAATATAGATTAGATCATCTAGAGAATCTTAAAGCAGATGCATTTGATCTAAGTGTATTCCCTATGATTGCTTTAAAGGGAGCAGTAGAACCTTTTGCATGGCAGCCTAAAGGCATTGTACATCTACCGGAAGATGGTGATATACAAATGCTTAATCTTAACCCACAAGCTCTCGCAACTAACAATGAGATTGGTGGATTGATGGGTACTATGGAAGAACTAGCAGGTAGCCCTAAGAACGCACTGGGTATAAGAACCGCAGGTGAGAAGACAGCTTTTGAAGTAGAAAAGCTTGATAACGCTGCACAACGGATCTTCCTAAACAAGACCAATAAGTTTGAGAAGAGATTCCTAGAGAAAGCATTGAACAAGATGCTTGAGATTTCTAAGAGGAATTTAGATACATCAGATCTTATCCGTGTTCTAGATGATGACATTGGTGTAGTTGAATTTATTGAAATAGATAAGTCAGATATCACAGCTAAAGGTAAGATAATGCCTATGGGATCAAGACACTTTGCAGCAAGAAGTCAATTGATTCAGAATGTTATGGGTATCTTTAATGGACCAATAGCGGAAGTAATAGCCCCTCATGTATCGTCAATAGCATTGGCTAAGATGCTTGAGGAAGCAATGGGATTAGAGAAATTCCAGTTGATTAGTCCTAATATTGCGGTACAAGAACAGAAAGAAACATCGGGTCAAGCACAACAAGCTCAAGGTGATCTTGAAAATGAACAGTCTTTACCAGTAGAAGAAGAGCTATTAGGTTAAATAAATGAGAAATAGCTTGACTTCTAGTCAAAAGTATGTTATAATATAGGGGTAATAATAAGAGTATGCCTAAATTTCTAAGAGTAGGCGAAGAAGATTGGTCTAAAATGTCTAAAGGAGATGTAGTTAATATCCTTAGACTATATTTAGAAGAAGAAAAAGCTCTTTCATATCGTAAAATGATCTCTGAAGAAGCATTTGGCAGCCCTTCATGGGCTGAGTCACAAGCCTTTCTACTAGGTGATTTACGCCGAATAGAGAGGATACTTAAATTTCTACCTGACAAAGGGAACTAAAATTGACTGAAGAAACTATATTCGAGGGTGACAAACCTGCCGAAGCTGTAGTAGAAACACCCGTAATAGATACCCCATCCGCACCAGTAATTCCGACAGAATTACAAGGGATCGTAGGAGAAGGTAAGAAGTACTCAACTTTAGATGCAGCTTATGCATCTATCGCCCCTGCCCAACATCACATTGCTACAATAGAAGCAGAGAACGCTTCCTTGAAGCAAACATTGGAAGGACAGAGGACAACTAGAGAACTCGTTGATGAACTTAGATCTACTCAAGCTAATGGACAGACAAGTCCTGCGCCCCAAGTAAATCAGCAAGACATTTCTACACTAGTTAATCAAGAATTAACTAAGATAGATCAAGTTAAAACAAAAGCTCAGAATAATAAAACCGTGGCGCAACGATTTATGAAGCAATATGGGACTAAAGGTGAGGAGGTTTATAACCAACTCGCTACTGATTCTGGGTTAACTGTATCTGACTTGAACATAATTGCTGCAAATTCTCCTACTGCTGTCTTTAAGATGGCGGGATTAGGATCACAGCAACAACCTCAAGTCACACCTACAAGTGCCGGATCTGTTAATACGCAAGCGTACCAAGCAGAACCAACAGGCGAACTTACTTCTAAGGTAAAAAGTTTTAATACCAAAGACGTCAAAGATGCTTGGGCAATTGCAGGTGAGAAAGCCAAACGAAAGCTTGGTATATAATTAATTTTAAAAGGAATTAACAATGTCACAATTAACAACTAACTCAACTGCTTTTATTGAAGCAGAACAGTATAGTCAGTTTATACTTGACAATCTACAAACATACGCACTTCCTGACGGGTTGTGGCGTGATGTGACGGATTTCGGGTCTGGAACGACTTTAAATATTAAAACTATCGGTACTGTTACAATTCAAGATGGGGCAGAAGATACTCCACTTGACTTTAACTCAATCGATAACAACACCCTTACTCTCACGATTACAGATTACAAAGCTGATGCTTGGCGTGTATCTGATGAACTTCGTGAAGATGGAGCGCAAGTTGAAGCTCTAATGAGTATGAGGGCAGTAGAATCCACCCGTGCTTTAGCTGTTGACCATGAAACTCGTTTCTTGTCTGTAGCTGCAAGTGAAAGTGGAACTGGACAAACTAATGCAGATGTCAATCTGGTTAACGGACAACCTCATCGTTGGGTCGCAGGTGGTGCATCAGCAACTAATCGTATTATGACAATGGGTGATTTAGTTGCAGCTAAACTATCACTTGATAAAGCAGGAGTTCCTGCCAATGGTCGTATTATGATTGTTGATCCAGTAGTTGAAGCAACTTTCAATAGCTTGTCCAATCTAACAAACGTATCAAACAATCCTCATTTTGAAGGGATTATTACTGAAGGTTTTTCTAAGGAACATAAGTTTGTTAAGAATATCTTTGGTTTCGATATTTGGACTTCTAACTTCCTACCAGTAAAGACTGCTACTGAAGCACTTAATGCTTCCAGTTACAATCTTGCTAATGACACCGCAGAAGTCGGCGATGTTATGAACGTCATAATGTGTGTTGCAGATGATAATTGCAAACCAGTAATGCATGCATGGCGTAGACAACCAAGAACAGAAGGATGGCGTGACCCGAATAACCGTGGTGACAATTTCCAAGTAACCTCTCGTTTTGGTTTAGGTGTTCAGAGAACAGATACATTGATCTCTATCGCTACTCACCCAACTAACTACTAAGGAGAATTATTATGGGTTTTGAAACTAATTTAATTCGGAATGTAGAAAATCATTATGGGCCAAGGACTACCGATAAGAAATTTGGTGGTGTTATCCCTTCACAAGGTCCAGTTAAACGTGCAGTATGGACTTTTGACTATAGTGATCTTCCCGTAAGTGATACTACTAATAAAATGGTATTACGTCTTCCGGCAAATACACTTGTAACAGAAGCATACTTCCAAGTTATTACTGCCTTCGCAGGTGGGACTAGCTATGATATTGATTTCGTTGAAACTGATGCTTCGGCAATTGGTACAGGCGAGGACAAATTATGGGATGCTCTTGTTGTGGCAGAGATTGATGCTAGTGAAGTTATAGCTGCATTGAAGGCT